AGATAGGGGTGGTAGATTTTTTGCAAGTATATTTCAAGAAGTATCTCGGGGATGTGGGAGTTGTCCCAATCTGAATAGTTTAGAACGCCTGTTTTATTCATGTTTGGCCGTTAACCATCCACATCCTACTTCAAGAAAACTTGTTTGTCAAATTACAGTCCTGCGACTGGTGTTTTGAACTCGTTTTTCCACGTTGTTTTATACCATACATTGATCCATGTGGCGTTAGCCGCTGGGGTCGTGATGGTATTTGGTGCTTTGATAGCATGATTCACAATGTCTACAAATGCTCCGATGGTTCCACCGTTGACTGCTTTCGCAACTCCGGTTGATCCGAAGGATATCATTTTAACATCGAGTGTTGATGCAATCTTTGCTGGAAGTCCAAAAAGTGCTGTCGTTCCAGTAGATGCTGGGTAGACGGTAATCGTTGATGCACCCGCATCACCTGTACCGACTGTCCCAGTGCATGTACCAAGGAACGCAAATACTTTGGTTCCGACTGCTGTACCGCCGTTTGCGGCTGTACCGATTGCAAAACTCTCGCTAACTGGTTCGCCAAATTGGTTCTTACCAGTGAGTGTGAACGTTCCACCTGCAACTGAACCTGATGCTGGAAGAATTTTCACTTCCACATTTCTCGGGTAGTCTGTATATACCTGATCAAACACAACAGTTTTTGTCTGTGCATTCGTTCCGGTTACAGTTCCCCAAGAAAAGGTACCCATCATAGGTCCAATGATCTGATATAAACCATATCGATCAATATCGCCGGAGTAAACTTGCGCACCACCACCCTGAAATTCTGGGAAATGTTCGCCTAATCCGCTCATATAATTATACCTTTCTCAAGCCTTCTGTTATGGCTCAATCTATTTGTTGTCTGTGCGATCCGTAGCTTAGAAAGTAGGTTTTCGCCGACAATCGCTTTATACTGTGCTTCTCCTAAATAGTTCCGTATGTCCTTCGTCCCTTTGTTGAATCGATATCGTGCGTATGATCCTACAATGTCAATTCGGTTCATTATTTCGCTTCCTTGAAACTGTAGTTCTTCGATCTTTCGTTTTTCCGCCTCACGAATCGTTTCATCAACAACGGCCTTATTACGCTCAGGACTGAAATCGGGGTCCGGGTTCTTGTTTATAAACCGGTAATCCATCGGATCTAGCCCTGAGCGTAAGTCAGCCATAGGTTATTTCGTTCTCCGAAGCATGCGACCATTCGCTGCTGGGCAGCGGCATGCAAGGTTTGTGTACCATGAGAACACTTTCTGGAACGTTATATAGTCAGCACGTCGCAGAAGATTGTCTTCGACAAATCCCATGTCTGCAACCTGACAGACTGTCCAAGTATCAAGGTTCAAAAGGACTGCTTCACCATCCGGGCAATCAAAGTCAAGATAGACTCCGACTTCACCCTGTCCTGCTTCATACGCAAGACCGGTCCACCCAGATACGAGTTCGGTTTTGTTCACCGTCCGGCGAAGGGCTGTCAAAAGTTCACCATATTTCGCATAGAGCGATTTATTCATGAACCATGCATAGCGATCACCTTCGTTGGCGTACTCGACTGCACTCATATATACGGTATCCATGTCGTTGATTGTCAACGCACCATTAGCGGCTGTACCCATGTACTGTGGCGCCCAGATATCGTTGCTGGTAGAGATACCGGCATATGTTGAAGATGTACCGACTGAAAGAGCTGCTCGGATACCCTGGATTTCAGAGGTTCCTGCGGCTGATTCGTCACCGTCAACCAAGTAGACTGCATCGTTTGCATTGATTGCTGGCGCACCCGTTACAACGAGTGTTCCTTGTGCAGTTCCACCTGTTACGGCAGTGATCGTACCAACGTCAGCGGCTGCGGTTCCAATACCTACGGCCTGACCAACTGTGAAATATTTAGTTGGTTTAATATCGTAGTTGATCGGTCCAAACCATCCAGAGATGTCTCCACGAGTATCATCGACACTCGATGTTGGAGTCACGACGGAAAGTGTACCTGCGCCAACTGATCCGGCAAGTCCGAGAATACCAACTCCATCGGAGAAGTATTGTCGATTGATTGACTTTGCAAAGTCAGCTTTGATGGTCTTCATTTGGAAGGTCATCGCACTCTCAACGGCACCCTTGTCATTGGCGGATGCTTTCGCAACCACGTCACCAATGTCAAACGTTGCGGTCATGAGTTTAGGAGCAACTGTACCCTGTGTGGTAGGAGCTGAACCTGTCCGAAGTTTCGCATTCTCAGACGCCAAGTTAACGACACCACCATGGCGATTCGTTCTTACTGCGAAGTAGAAAGCGTTATTGAAAAACTGAACATCATCGTTCTTTTTCAGAACTTGAAGCAGTTTTGTCTGTTTCGGGATGTTATCTTGAATATACGGTTGAATTACCTGTTTCAAAGCTGCGTTGAAATCAGATAATGCAAATGCTGTAGTAGCCATATGTTTATCCTTTCATGTTATTACGATTTACCCCAAAGCGTTTCTGTAAGCAAACTTTTCACATTATCATCATTTACTTTCACCGCTTCTGGTTCTTTTTTGTTTCCAGATGGAGAGAGAGTTTTCAGACCCTTGTTTTTTGACGCTTGGATCTGTGACTCCTTCCACGGTGTCAGTTGTTCCTGGTGCATGTCTTCATACGCTGCTTTCAAATCTGAAAACCCATATGATTGTGCATAGGCCAAGACTTGCTTTTTGTAGAACTTCGGGCGTCCATCTGAACCATCAATTTCTTTTTCAAGATTTGATGCTTCTTCTAGGACTCTATCGACTGCTTGTTTAGTCTGCTCTCGCTCTGTGAAATATTTATCAAGGTCATCTCGTGAAACGAATTTGTCCTTAATATCATCGTCGAGTACGAAACCCAACTCTTTTGCAGCCTCTCGGGCTTTCTGTCGATCCAGATTTGTATCTGTTCCGGCATTCTGCTTCGCCTGAAATTGAGCAATCTGCTGTCTTGCTTCATCCCGTTCTGCTTGCGTAGCTTTCAGTTCCTCTCGGGACTTCGTGTACGCTGGCATAAGGGAATCAACTGGAGTATTCCATTTTGTCTCAAGCTCTCTGGTCTTGCTTCCAAGACTGATAAGTTCCTGAGCATCTTCGGGGGAGTACTCTTGCCCGTTGATGATAACGTTTGAAGGTGCTAGTGTGCCATCTTCCATAGTAGTATTTTGTGGGTTCCTTTCTGGACCCTGCATATCCTATTTAGGGATTTGCCAACAAAAATGGCCCCCTCGTACTTTCGTACTCAGAAGCCTTCTAATTTACTTTGTCGACAGCCATTTTAGCTGTTACCCTAATTCTATTCCCTTTTTTCTCATTTTGTCAAATATTACGCTGAACTTATGGATCGGGATCCCATTCGGACCTTTTCTACATGGATACCAACCTGAGTAATAAATACTGAATCGGCATACTCTGTTCCTGTGGTAGCGGCTATTCTTTTTATTCTAGCTTTAATCTGCATTCCGAGATGGTATCCTGTTAACGTTGCAGTTCCAACAGGTAATAAATAGTGATGAAGCGCTGCTGTTCCGTTCAAAATTGTCTGTTCTGCCGTAAATGGTCCTATTTCACTCCACACACCACCAACATCTGAGATTGCCAAATAACAGGTAAACTTCGCATATTGGCTTGATCCGCTTGTTTGTGCTGTTTTTATAGCCATATGCACGTGTACTGATCCGTTTGTTCCTTCATTCCATCCATGAGATGGTTCATCGCATTGAAGATCAATATAGTCATCTACAGCAAAGCTGAATGCAGATGTATTTGTTGTAAGAGACTCCCATGAAGGGGCATTAGAAACGGCTACACGACCCGAAGATATCGGAAACTGTATGTCCTCCCATACGGGTTCATCCAAAACAATAGTCTTATCAGTTCCACAGGAAATATGAAGATCCGATGCTGCAATTTCATTGGTTTTTATATATCCATTTGTTCCGTCATAGTATACGGACATGTCATCGCCTGCTCCGACTATTAGCTTCTTACTATCAGACTGTATCTTGAGATCACCAGTCATCGTGTCTCCAGTGACGTTGACATACCGAGCATCAAGCGTTGCAATCGTGTATATAGTTTTCCATGCTGCGTTTATATACCATTGAAGTGAACTATCCTCAGTGATAAGACGCACAGTTCCCTCTAGTGGTGTATCATTTGGCGTTTCTTCACCCACCCCAACCATAGAAGGCTTACCTGCTAAAATAGGAACTTTTACTCCTTGGGATAATGGAGAGATAAAATCAACCACTTCGACAGAATTTTTATCAACAGTTCCCGGAATTGTTCCAAATGATGTCCCAGTTGAATAACTTGACCATGTTCCAAGATTGTCTTTGTATCTAACATGAAAATAGTATGTAGTTGATGAGCCTAGTTTTGTTTTACCCGATAACGCACCGGAGAAGGTTCCGTTGGTTGTATTTACGACAATTGAAGTCAAATTTGTATCATCATCACCAGAGTCCCATACAACGCTTGTAAATCCTGAATCGCTTGCTATTTGCCACTGAGATCCGCCATGTGTATCTCCTACATCTGGGTCACTAAAAGCTGATGCAGTTAATGTTGGATTTCGTGATATACCTGTTGCCGAAGCTGCTGGCGTTGAATTTGTTGGTGTGTTTGGAGCAGCGTCACCAGAAGTAAACTCAATGCTTGTTCCTGTATCCGCATACTTGAACGTATGAACGGTATAGTCTCCGTCGGTTGTTTTTGTGCCTCCAGTAAGATCACCGAAGTCGGTTGTTTTATAACGAATAATTACAATTCCATCGCTACCATCACCACCATTTGATCCTGTACCATGACCTCCGCCTCCACCTGATCCTGTATCTGCTACGGCGTTTCCTCCAACACCAGATACTCCTTCTCCTGTTCCACCTACACCACTGCCACCTGCTGCATCGGCCCCACCGGGTCCTGATGATCCACCACCACCACCTGCGTAGTATTGTGGAGAACCTGAGATATCAAATTGTAATCCACTCCCTCCAAGTCCACCGTTTACTGCTCCACCATTTCCTCCGACCGCATCAGCTCCTCCTCCGCCTCCAGCAGTATATGGAACACCGTTATAGGCAGTTCCTCCATTATTTCCTTGTCCTGTTGTTCCATTGCCTCCAGCACCATTATCCCATCCACCACCTCCGCCTGAACCCCCTGCTCTCCCAGGTTGTGATTGATATTGTCCGCCACCTCCACCTCCCTCAGCGGTCAAACTATCAAATATAGAATCCCCACCATCAGTTCCATAGATACCTGATCCACCAGCACCTTTTGCTCCAACTGTGACGGTATAGCTTGCAAAATTCACACCATAACTTGAATAGTATCGAAGGCCACCTGCTCCTCCTCCGCCTCCAGCCCACGCACCGCCCGCACCACCACCAACAATAAGTAGTTCTATCTTTCCATCTGTAATACCCATTCCTGCATGTATTGCAGATGCAACCATCGAATACCCTGTGGAACTAAGATGAGTACCGTCACCACTGTTAAAAAGTGAAATGAGATTTCCATCAGAGGCTTGATTGTTGACGGTTTTATAGGTGTCTATGAAGTAATCAACGTTGGTTGCTGTATTTTGAATCCACGCATTAACAGTCTTTACATCTGTTTCTGATCCGTTCCACGGCATGATTGCACACGCAACAACAATAATTCCAGCGGCATGTAGATCGTCATATATATCTTGTAGGTTTGATTCTATCGTTGCAACACTGACGCTGGTGTAGATATCATTAACTCCACCCATGACGACACAGTGGGTAGCATCCCCTGGGGAAATAACGTCGGTATTTAACCGAGCAAGCATCTGGGTAGTAGTGTTAGAATCTACTCCTTTAGAAACGACAGTTGCGCCAGTAAGAGTAGCAAGAGCTGTCTCGTAAGTATTATTTGATAGACTATCGCCAAGACAGTAGATCTTCATATTGTCCACGCACTTTCAGGCAATGTCCCAGCTGCTACATTATCCGAACGTGTGTATGTTTTTGTATATACAGTAGTTCCGACAGTCATTTTAATATTTATACACTCCCCAGCAGCATTGCTCACGTATGAAAAAGAAGGATTAGTTTTAGATGGATCAATTGGTGTCGTCTCTTGAATTGATGTAGGATTTTGTACTCGGCTCATATTTCCTCCCCATCACAACAAAGTGTCATAGTCATCCCGAACTTGTTTCGTACCTGTCCTATGACGTGATTTTTTAGTTTCTTATTGTAAAGTTTAGGATCAACCTGTTGATTACATGCTGGACAGAATTTAGTGATTACGGGCTTTTCCTTATGAAATAACCCTTTTATGTATGTGAGTAGGTTCATGATATGTCCTCAAGAAACCGAATACTCGTAGTTCCTGTAGACGTAACGTAAATAGCTGCACCGCTAGAATTGTCCATCGACATGTCACCATTTGGAAGCACTTTAAGTCCGTTCTGTTCTGTCACCCCTGTACCACCGATGTACAAGACTCCTGTGCCAAGGTTCTGAATCATGAGGTTTCGTCGTGACGAGTTATATTGACGCAAACATACAGTTCCGGTGATTGTACCGGCTCCATTCGTAAGATAGGAGATGTATGGGTATACTTCTGACATATTATTTTATATTTTCATTTATCCATTTTTTGTATTCTTCAAATGAATCAAAAGTTCCTGATTTTAATACACTTCCATCTTTTTTAGAAATATCTGCCACTATTGTTTTTCCTTTAGATATTTTTTCTAATTGTTTCATTTGTTGATCAGATGGATTGTGCAATATATCTATGTTTATTTCTTTTGGCTGTACTGATATTCTTGTGGATTTTGTTTCATCCATAAATGATGACAGCGCTTCACTTCCACTAAATGACTTTTGATAATTTGGGTTATCAATCAATGCATCTGTTGCTATTTCTCTATGATCAACCGACCTAGATAAACCTTGTGATCCTTGTTTTATACCAGATGCATCTATCATTTTTCCATCGTTAGTTATAAAACCAGCAAGTTCTGGGTTATTAGTAATTCCATGTTTTTTTATTGCATCTTCTATAATCAAATCTGAGTTAGATAGAACTTTTTTATCTGGTATTAAAGCTTTTGGTTTCATTCCTGCTTTCTTATACAAATCGGCGATTATTTCTTGCTCTGTAGAATTACTATTTATTTTTTCCATCCCACCTTTATCCATTTTCACCGCATCATCAATTTCAGTGTTCAAATTTATTTTTTTAATCTCTAAAGGTTGTTGTCGTATTCTCGATAATACCTCATCAAATACATTTGCTAGTCCTGCTTTTGTCTTTGGCATTGGAAGATCATATTTCTCTGCTATTCTTAATCCTGCTAGTTCATCTCCACCAGATACTTTATTTATTCCTCGAGCATAATCTATAAAGTCAGACATTGTTTTCTGATCGTCTGAATCTATTTCAGGTATATTTTGTGGTAAAATACCTTTTTTCCCTATAGTTTTAGGTCCAGATAAGCTTCCGATCATATTCAACTGATCCTGTTGTGCTAGAGCCTTACCAGTAGTTACATCCTCTGGTGTCAGTTCCTGTCCATGTTGAATCTTTTTGAAGTATCCCTGCTCTTGTGGTGAGTACTTACCACCGGTTATTGCGTCTATAGCTTTGTTTATCAAATCACCGGAATTTATATCAAGTCCCTCTGGTTTAATTGGATTACCTACCCCCCACTTTATAAGTGGAACCTTAGATATTGCCGATTGCAATTGTGGATCAATATCAGTCATTAAAGCACGAGATGGAACAGGTAAGTTTCCTCTTACTGAATTTATCCCGGCACTACTAGCATTTTGTAATCCTTGCTGATATTTTCCCAGTGCCTCCATAGCTCGTGCCATGATGTCATTCATCTTCCTTCTCCTTTTCAACGGCACCCTTAATCGCTTTCTTTTTATCAAATTTTGATTCCATTTCTTCCAGATGGGTGTAGTACTTCGGATCTTCTTTAAGATGAGCCATTGCAATCTTCTTTGCGATGGCAATATCACCCTTTGTAACGTCCGGGTGTTCCTCTGCTTCGTGTTCTATGCCTTCTTTTAGCTCGTCCATATTACTTGGCCTTCGCCATTGCTTTCTTCAAAAGCTCTTTGCGCTCGGCTACTGAGTATTTTGAGAGAACGCTGGAATGCTCTTTCTTTTCGACTTCTTTTGATTCTGTTGCTTCATGTTTTTCGTCTTCGTAAACCATATTAGACTCCTTTCTTATACACTCTGTTTTTATTTATCGGGTACTTGGAACTCATAGATATCTGTTTATCTTTCAACGCCATCTCCGCTTGTTTTTGAGCGTTCATATCTACTATCGGTGTTGCTGCGTTTTTCTCTGCTGCAACCTGTTTTGTCACCTGATCCGTACCGGCGGGCGATATCCCTTTAGATGGTGTTAATCCTGCCCGTGCTTCCATCTGTCTCTTGATATCTTCCGGTGCATCTTTATACGGGATTGCATCGAGTTCTGGATTGTCTGTAACTGCTGGTTCTGGCTTATTTAGTGCATCTAAAACTCCCGTTTCTTTCAGCGTCTCTGCAACGCCTAGCTTAGTGGAGTCTACAAGTCGTGCCTCCATCTCTGGTCCAACGGCTCCAGAGTCTTTGAGTGCGGTCAGAAGGGCTATCTGCATCTTTTGCAGGCTTTCCTCTGTCACATCACCTTGTGGAGCTGTGTCCATGATCTCCATGAACTCTTGTGTCGATCCAAATCCAAACACCTCCATGAATCTCTTAAGGATCATTTTGGCTGCATCTGGCGGGACAAGCTGTACTTCCATCATTTTGATGATGTAGTCAAGAATCTGTTGCATGGCTTCTTTCTTCCCTGCCATCGTCAGTCCTAGTCCTGGTTCGATCTCAATCCGAACTTTCAAATCTTTTTTCAATAGTACAACTCCCTCTGGAAGTTCTTTATTGACCTTTTGGGACATTTCCATTCCACGTGAACCAATAACATCAAAGTATTTTGGCTCACCATCTTCCATGTATGTCGATTCTTGTGGTTCTAGGAAGTCTTTGTCTGCTCGCTCAAGCATCAACTCACTAATGCGCTTTATGGTTTTCTTAAGCATGAGTGTAGAAATTTTAAGGTTAGAGTACTCAGTCGCCTTGACTGACTCAATTGCAACGCCGGATTTCACTCCTCCAGGAAGACTCATACCGCTTGAAGTTGTCGCTCCTTGTTCGTCGATGTACTTGTCCATCATCTCAAGAACGTTGAACGGTGTATTACCTACTGATCCATTCTGCATCTGGGTTAATGGGGTTGTTTCGTATTCAACCATCTGACCACCTGGGAAGTTATTTACTTGGAAGTTCTCACCCTTTCGCTTCTGGTATACACCCACGACCATTGCATTGATCCACTTCTCAAGACGTGTGATGATTACGTCTAGTGACTTGTTCTGTGGAATGAATCGTTCAATGAATGGAATCTGATAAAGGTTTCCTGGTTCGAATCGATACTCTGCAAATGGATACCGATCATAATCAATGTATTCATCTTTTAGTGTCACGCCACCAGCGGAGAATGGATGACGCATGATCATATCGCCCTTGCTTTTTCCTTCCATTGCTCCGGTATCTGCACCTAGTTTAGACGCTTGCTTCCAGTTGTCATCGGTTAAAACCTCGTGCATGAACGTTTCTTTGACAATAATTGACCCTTGTTTGTGATCTGATGGTACCTTAGAGCCGAATTTAGACCTCATGTATGCGTCTTTTACCTCGGATGTTGCGTATCTGTTATCTGGGGTGAGTTTTTCAACCATCGCAGGGTCAAAAATAGGATTTTTCATCACTTCGATCAAATCCATTGAACATGTTTTAGTTATAAATGGTTCATCATCCAGTTCTCTGCGATCGCCAAACAGAATAATGTCGAAAGCATCGTAAATTGATGTTTTTATCTTCTCTTTATCGGTATCTGAATAGACTTGGATGTACGATATGCTGTTTTTAGCAGCTAATATGAGCATATCAACCATTTTTAGGGATAATTCCTGTTCTTCCCACTGATTGCTGATCCAATTTCCCTGTCGTTGTGCCATGTCTTTGGCATCTTTCATCGCCTTTTGGTATTTGGCTTGATCTAGCTGTCCAGTAGTCGGATCTTTGAAGTCTTGAAGGGTTAGACGTTGTGGATATACCACCGGATACGGTTCAGCAGCAAATATCAAATTTGATACACCACGAATCTGGCGGGATGCACGGGGAATTGCACGTTCTACATACGAGTTTGACGTATTAGCTTGATCAATAACACGACCTGTTTTTTTGTTTACGACTCGAAAGTGATATCCATCGTCGAAGAAGTTATTATCGAACCATCTTCTCTCATGCGAACGTCGCATAATGATCGCATTATTGACCATTTCCTCGACCTGCATTCCGATGTAATCTGATGAAGTTTTGCTGAATTGTTGTGCTAGTTTGTCAAGTAAACCCATAAATAAATGGGTGTCTTCTGGTACACTCTTGCCATCTTAGTCGTATGGATAGAAACATTATACCACTTTTATTTCCTTGCAATAGCTTCCATGAACTTTTCATCAGTAAGTCCTGACATTTCTATTTCGTCATTTTCTGGCTCTGGTTCATCCACTTCTTTTCTCTGTGGCTTTGTAGCCATGACATATTCCCCGATATTGCGTGACATGACCGCTTTAATCCCATCCTGGAGCTTCTGGGTCATATCCTTTGAGTAGTAATACCGTTCGATGGCCTGACCAATAATAACGATGGATAAAACGATAAGGGCGATAGTATCATTCACGGTTCCCGAACCTTTCCACAAATTGTTTATACGTGTTTGGGAGGTTGAAGTACTCCCGCTCATACATCACAACTGCTGTGTTAATGATGCATGGGTCTTCGTCAAATAAATATACATAGACTGGCACTCTATTGAATGGATTGCTAAATACCTCGTACTTCTCCGTTTTTACTTGTGGAAATCCTGTGAAATTATAGACAACCGTTCTTGCTCCTGCATTCCATTCGTTTTTTCGTACTCCGAAGTATATTGCATCACCATCGGGAAGTTGTTTGTCTAGGACTGACTGTGCAGTTTCATATACAAGGAACGTCGGCATCAATGCCCGATCGAATGCGTCCCATGTCCAGTACATTGCTTGAAGTAGTTGATCATACGGGAAGGATACCTTCGTTACTTCAGACTTCTTCAAACTCGGTGAAGTCGATATTACCTTCTCCGATTTCTTTTGCGACTTTTGTTTTTTCATACAGGTCTTGCGCTATGAGTGTCCTCACAGGCTCCCTTCTACTTGCTAGTATAGGGTTTAGCCCCCAGATTGCAAGTGCATGGCTGAATACGATGTCATCGTGAAAACCGGGAGGTGCGCCATAAATTACACGCCCGGTCTTCTCTGAATAGTCATAGGTAAATGATGAAAACTCCTGTACTGTTTCTTCTAGTGCAAGCATTCGTATATTCTTCATCTCAATCCAGCTTGAGAGCTTCTCGACTAACTGTTTCTTCATTTCATTGGTAAAGTGTATCGGTTCACACGGTACGCCCGATCTGACTAAATCCTCATAGATAGGTTCACCCAACCCTGTTGAGTCAATGTAGATAAGTGCATGGTTATATTTATCTGATAACAGTTTGATCTTGTCTTTCTGAAACGGCCACTCTAATTGATTGAATCTCATCTGATAAACCTGATTGTTGTTCTTTCTGTCATAGACCGTCAGAACCGTATAATCCTGCACTTTAGCAAGATCAGCGCCTATTACATACAGATGTTCGGTATTTGGATCTTCTGGATTGAGCACTGCAATGTCCCGGACACCACGAAATACGATGCCAGTATCATCCAAGAACTCAGCATATATCTCCTGTTTTACGACCCGCTCAGGCATGGATTTAATGTCTTCCATGATGATTTCATGGGGAACGTATGGATTATCGAATGATGTAAAATGAAATGCTTTATAGTTCTTCTGATCTGGGTCTAGTCCACGATTGTATAGTTGTTCAAATAATCCCCGTCCCTTTGGCGTACCACCTATAACGCCGTGAGTATGATCCGTCCAAAGCATTGGCTTGATGGCGTTCTGGTAGAGGTATTCATTCTTGAGGATAATACCGGCTTCATTAAGAAACCACTCATCGTAGTCAAATCCTTCAATGTTCTCCGGTGTATCGGCGCTACGAAAGTCTATATAGCTGTTTTTAATTTCAAGTATTTTTTGTTGTTTGCGCCAGTTGTACATCCCGGATGGGAGTTTGTTTAATGCTGGAAGAAAGTACCGCTCAACGTATCTTTCGATGTTTGCGTTGACTACATCGACCCACAGACCATGCTTGAACTCTCCCTTGAGTGCTTTACGAATAAAGTTGTTGGCTGCTCCACGAGTCAATCCGAATCGTCTTCCTTTACACGCTATGACAAACGGAGCCGGACAGTCAAATATGGACTGTTGTTTCTCAAAATTCTTTATGGGGAGTTCTATTGATGGCATAGGTAGTATTTATTGCTATAAAATGACGATCTTTCACAAAACACATAAATCCATTCTTATCGAGTCCCGTTGGTATTGTATCCCTATGCGCTTCACCAAAGATGAAATGTATTCTGTCTTTTACTTCTAGGAAGTCTTCAGCTGTGAATATCTCATCCTCAGCGCTCTCAACATCTACCTTCAACATGTCTATATGGTCTATTTCATGTTCTTTTATGAACGATGCAAGAGTTATTGTCTCTATTTCATTATCACCACCGTGATAGATGGATAGTCCGCCTCTTGTGTCGTCTAGCGCTCCGGTTATCTTTACCCGTCTTCCATCACAGGATATCGCATGCTGGAACGTCTTTATTTTGTCAAATCCATTGTCTTTGATCGTGTTATTCAGTAGTTCTATACAGCGTGGTCCCAGATCTATAGCGTATATCTGACTGCACATATCATAAACAAACAGTGAGAATGTACCGATATTACAGCCCAAATCAATAACAACAAGATCGTTACGTCCTACTAACCCCGTTTGCTCGATAAAATGATTGTATTCTCCATCAATAAGCACTTCACCGATGAATCGATCTATCTCGTAGTGAATGGTAAACGGTTTCCCATCATTTACCTTTGGAAGCGTCAATTCTTTTATCATTTTGTCACAGATAGAAATGATGGTTTATTGGTTTCGATCATCCAATCCACGCATTGTTTCATCTCATCCTCATCATTTGGATAGTATTGGGTTATGTTGTGCATTGTTTTAAGTATATTCCCAAAATCACCAGCATCATGACTGAATCCATCTACTTTTGAATAATCATCATCCCGTCCTGCTCCAACCATACAGACATGAAGTTTCTCGTGATTGATATACGTTCGTATCGTTTCAAAACCCCGTAGGTAAAACGGTGTGATTGTGTAGACAAAGGGGATCTTACCGCTGTAGGCAAGCCCTACAGCTATATCTAGTGCCGTCTGCTCCGCTGCTTCTGTGTTTATTGCTCTATCTGGGTATTCGTTAAGAAAGTCATCGACACGGGGCCACCCCAAACCCGCAAAGATGATAAAAATATCCGGGTTCGTCTTCATTAGCTCAAATAGATAGTCAAAATATAATTTTTTTATAGTGTCCCTCCAGTCCAGAAAACCCATCGCCATTATTGGTATATCTTATATCTATGTCAGGACAAAATGATTTTAGTCTCTTGCTTAATTCGTCACGATTAATTACATCAACAGCTGTATATCCATTTAGATTAGCAATGACTTTTATATTACTTAATTTTAATTGTGTTTTTAATCGTAAGAATTCCCATTCTGCTCCCTCTTGTGCACTTCCATCTGTAATTACTACATAAACATTTATATTTTTATTAGCTATAGCCAGTCCGATAGCAATTCCACAATGAGAAAGACTTCCTCCCGATACATCACATCCTGCTTTTCTATCACAATGAATACCAACCGCCTTAATCATCATTTCTATATATTCATCGGTGTATTCTTGTGCTACTAAATGTGCTAAATGAGCATGCGCTCCCGATAGATATACCTTATCTTCTTCTTCCTTGTTTGCGTATATCTCCTCAAGGATTGGCAAACACGACAGACAACTGCCAATATGCGCCAAACCCAGGCGTTTAGAAATATCGATGATTCTCTGTTCGTTTTGACTCATAAAGGCGGGGGGTTAACGAAACCCCGCTCCTTTAGAAGTCAAACATTCCCTCTCACCATGTCTTCTATAATCTGTTCTAGTGTTTGTTTTGGCTTCCATCCCATTGACTCTAGGATGACCGGATTAGCCTTCCATTCTAGTGTATCGTATGGTCGCATACTTTTTTTAATATCTACATTTGCTTTCTTTCCTACTTTCGCCTCTACAATCTGACGTACTTGATCGTTTGTCGTACTTACACCAGTTCCAATGTCTATGGTGGACCCCTTAAGTGCCTGGGTGTACTGTAGAATTGTTGCTATCGCTTCACAGAAATCATTTACACCGACAAAGTCATGTGTTGGCTCTGGGACAAATGGAATAGGATTATTGGTCTGACAGGATTCTATCAGTTTAGGAATTAAATGCTCTTTTTGTTCACCTTTTCCAATAACGGTGAATGGTCTAACGTTTACCACCGGCTTCTGATATTTATTCACAAATGCTCTGACTATCCGCTCTCCTGCACCCTTGCTGGCGCTGTAGAAGGTCTCATACGGTAGTGCTACGCTTGAGGATGAGAAATTGATCAATCCTGTATAGTTAAAGTTCTTTGTAACCTCAAGCAAGTTCATCAGCGGAAGGATATTACTCACGACTGTCTCGTAGTCATTTGTCTGATCGAACTTATTTCCATATGCTGCGGTGTGAACCGTGAACTCTGGTTGGTTGGTTTGGTAGAACTCCTCAAGAAGCATTGGACTGTAAAGAAGTTCCCGGCGTATACCAAGAACTGAATACTCGTATCTCTTGAGTACTTTCTCTAGGTTCTGTGAAATAAATCCTGAATATCCTGAAATTGCTACTTTTATCATATTTTTAAGTGAATAGTTCCCACTACTGTTGTTCCTTCAATCTTGTATGTGAACCCACATCCACACTGTAACTCGTAGTGATCTGAATGAAGTAATGTAGTGCCTGAGTGGAAGCGAAGAACTAGAAGATCGCCGTTATCAAGTAATCTACCGAGTACTTGTGGCTTTGCAGTATAACTACAATCCGGGCAATATAGCAGGCTTCCGTTTATCATGTTATTCCTCTGGGAGCGGTTTATCTTCTATTATTAGAATTTGCATTGGTTCTATCTTGTCACCGCCTGTAGTTATGTCTGTTTTGTTTTCATCTTTCCATCCAAAGTTATTTTTGAGGTTAAATATTGCACCAGTTGCTTGTTTTTCCATCAGTCTCGTCTCTACATCTTCGTGTACTCTTTCTCTTGCTCCCTTTATAGTGAGGAAAAACTCATCACGATTTTCATAATTTATTAGTGATGTTCTATCCATTCCCAGACGTCTAGCAAGCCCTGACATTGTATATGGTGCCGGACTACACACCATCTTCTCACTTTGTGTCTTATCATCCCAGATCCGTATGGCTCTATTATCACACCAATCGAAATACTCATCTACTATTTTTTTCATGTCTTCAACTGAAGAATAAAGAAGCGGTCTACCTCCTGCGTGTTTTGTTATTTCTTCGCCATTTTTGCGAGTAATCTTGGGCATAGGTTCCTTTTATTGTTCCTGTAGTGCTTTGAGTATCTTTTCCGCTGATGTTCTGGCTTCGGTTATTGCTACGTCTATATCTTTTCTGAGTTTAAGAAGTTGAGAAAGGATATCTTCTGCTTTAGGAGTTAAAAATACATCTTTAGCGTCTTTAACCAATTGTTTGGAGGAGTCTATGTCTACCTGCATATGATTCGATTATACACCATACGTCAATATGCAAAAGGACCCCTTTCGGAGTCCTCTTACGCTTGATAGGTCTTCATAGGTTATACCTTTACTATCTCCACGCTACTGTAGAATAGTGTATCAACGATTATTTGTCAATTTTTTACGTTTTTTCTTATCTCGAAAAGAGAAACAAAAATATTTAATAGCAAATATTTGAGCATCCAATTTCTTTTCAAACTCACTTTTATAACTTCGATTGTTGATTGAGTAGTCGTGTTCATTCATATTCCCTTATACCCCTTTCCGTTATTTTTAGTTCAACTTCGTTGAAAACTCGTTTCACTCGTTAAAGATATTATTTCCTGGTTTGATAGAGAAGTAGCAAGCATTGTCCCCCCTACCCCCCAGGAGTTAAGTGAGTGATTGCTTCAGACCCTTTCGGGTGGGTACTTCCCTCCATTCACTCGAAGGTTCATTGTACCTAGGTAAGTTCGTATAAACGAACCCCATTGTTGCTTACTCATTTCCGGATGCCGATGTTGCACAAGTACGGCCCTTGGTATCATGAGTCAGGACACCGCATCATTTGATAACGCAGGCTCGGTGACACTTTCAGCATTGTCCACCTGCGCCAAGAAATCTTCTTGGATCATTGTATGTTTCAAATAGTCTTGTGATGGAACGGAAGGAATTGGAAGCGACGGCATATATGGTCGTGCGTGTGTTCCACAATCACCACACATAACAAATAGCCCTTTTGTTTTAAGTGATAGCGTGTAGTATCCATAACAGGATTTCATACACCGATCACATATAACCGTTGGTTTTGCATCAGGATGAGATTGTAGGAATTTATCTAAATTCATAGTAATCCGTTGGCTTCTTTTCACAATGTGGTATTGATAGCTCGTACATCTTCATTGGGTTGTTGGGAAATAAAAATATCTCGTCAAATGTTTTAAGTCGTTTAACGTCCTTTGGTGTGAATATCTTTTCACCATTTGGAGTGCGAACAAGCACGTTTCTATGAAGTTTATCTGCTTTTGTGAAGTAATCTTTCCGGACACGAACAAAGTCATAGTCGGATTGAACACCCAACGCCTTGTGGATGTCTACTATGAGAAATTTACCTATTGTCTTGTAATCCATGAAAAATCCCCTCTAGGCGTGCGTCGAGCGTAAAGAGCTGACTCGATACGCACCTAGAAGGGACGTCGCTCTCTACTTGTGTCCGAAGACGCCTAGTAACTTTCGCTACTAATTAGATTATACATCAACAAGTCAAATATGCAACAACTTGACATATACGCTATCATGTGATAGTGTATAGGAAGTCGAAAGGGGACTAACATATGTATAAAAAAGGTAGTAATCAACACATTAAGTATCAAAAGCTGGAGTTAACTCAAAAAAACAAGTTTGCACTGCTTATCTGTGCAATATTTGCACTTCTCGTTACGTTACTTGGTCGTGAATGGGTATGGCGACATCCTACAATGTCACCAGTGCCAGAAAATCCACACGTAAGCCAGGAAGAATCCAATCGCATCATAAAACGTGCATTCGCCGCTGAGACATTGAAAAAACAAGAGGAAGCAACGCCGGAGAACATCATTACCTACATTTCAAAGGTATTTGCTCCCGAAGGCACTGAAATTATGTTCCGAGCGATTCACATTGCTAAAAACGAGTCAGGACTACGAGTAAACGCCAAAGGATACAACTGCCGGTATAATGGGGTAAGTAAGGCGTGTAAGGTAGAAGATCGTGCGAATGCTTGGTCCGTAGACTGTGGGATATTCCAACATAACGTCATAGGTCAGTCATGTCCTACCATGTCATGGAAGCAAAATGTGGATAAGGCCTATGCTTTGTATAAACGCCGGGGATTTACCCCCTGGGTGGTAGCACTAAACCTAGGGTATTGACACAAATCACTAACACATGATAGTATCTAGTAAGTACAAACAATTCTCTTGAAAGGGGAACACATGGATAACAAAATAAGGATCTCAACGATCATCAATATACAGGAACGCTTGACCGAAAAACTGGACCCAAAAAGCGTTAACGACACCGTAAAAAAACTCGCCATCCTTAATTTCATGAACGAAATCATGAAATCGTCACTGATTGGGGAGGAATAACCTATGAAAACATCAGAATCAATCAAAGCAATAGCACCGGCACTCCTGAAAGCGCAGAAACTCATGGGCGCAGCTAAAAAAGATGCTGAGAATCCATTTTATAAACACAACTATGCTGATCTGGGATCAGTCATGGAAGTCTGTAAGGGTCCACTCAACGAAAACGGGATCATCGTGCTACAGCCGGTTGTCGGTACGTTCGTTGAAACGACACTAGTACATGAGTCCGGGGAGTGGATGAGTAGCGAGACACCTATCGTCACCGCAACACAGAACGATCCCCAGAAACTAGGAAGTGCGATCAGTTATGCACGACGCTATGGACTACAGTCAATGCTATTTATCCCTGCTGAAGATGACGATGCCGAGAAAGCAACGACTCACACCCCTGCACCATACATCAAGCAAACCACTGGTGAGGTCGTACAACCGTCTACAAAGGCCACGCCGAAGCAATTGGTGGCAATCCATGCCCTCCTTGCCGCTAAAGGACGTACAACGGCTTCTGTACATAAGAAGTTCGGAGTAGAACACACAAGCGATTTAACTATGGCACAGGCATCACAGTTGATAGATGCGTTGGATAAGATGCCGGACGTAGTACAAGAGGAGAAAGTGAATCCAGACGATGTATTGGTATAAATAAAGGAGATAATTATGTGTGACGGAGTAGCGATATTTTCTAACAACAAAAAAGCATTTCATACGACTGGTACATCGAGTCATTCTGATGCAGCGCAGAAGCTAAAGATTGACGAAGATCACTACATGAAAAGCGAATACCACTGGTGGGATAAGTCTTTTGTGCCAGATCACTACGACGAAGATGGTATTCAAACACTCAAAAGTCATGGCGTGGATATTGAAAAAGCGACAAATATAGCCAAAAAACACGCTTTTGATTCCTTTAAAACACAAAAACAGCTTGTGAAATGGCTCAAAGAAACGCCAAGCGAATGGGGAAGATTAGTTATTTATGATAAAAAACGACTAGCAAAACTCGTTAATCCGAAACTTGTTTTATATCAAGACAAGCTTGCAAAGTTCAAAAAAACAAAGATAGGAAAATATAACCCATACCAAGCAACAAAGATCCCTTCTTTGAAAGAGATGAAGAAACGACTACCGGCTCAGGTCGGGGATCAGGTCTGGGATCAGGTCTGGGATCAGGTCAGGGCTCAGGTCTGGGATCAGGCCGGGGCTCAGGTCTGGGATCAGGTCGGGGCTCAGGTCTGGGATCAGGTCGGGGCTCAGGTCAGGGCTCAGGTCGGGGCTCAGGTCATGGCAACCTCATATTGGGCCATCAAAGTAACTCTTGGTCTTCCCATAAAACACTGGTTTTTTGATTTTCTCAAACTCGGAGTCATGGTTGTATTTGTACAAGGGAAAGTAAAAGTATTTGGTAAAAAAGGAAAATTCTTAGGTGAATACGATAAAAAGGATTTTGAATAACCTATGGAAACGATCAAATCAGCAGCGATAAAATTTCCATCAAATGTAATAACTGGATCATCTCACTCGGTAGCATGGGAAGAAGTACGATTTATTGGAAAAGAAGGATTTGTTACTAATATGGGTGAATTTGTTACAAGAATACAAGCGATGAATATAGCTGTTAGAAATGGACAAGTTAAACGAGAGGCATGTATGGATAGAAAAGAATTACATAGTTGTGATTTAAAATGAGAACTCAGAGCCGATTCGGGCAGGGTCGGCTCCTGATACTCTCTCCCCGCCCCTTTCAGAGATTGAGGATTCACCTCCATAACTTCTAAACGGGGAGAGAATATGAGGAAAATATTATGAAACTATACTCTATCGCAGACATTGCAAAAGCCCGGGGAATCACCCGTACATCGGCATACTTACTAACCCGTAGGCATGGGAAGGGTACGCACATGGGGAAGATGATCGTGTTTGATCAAAAGGACTTTGACTACCTATGTTCTATTCCAAATTGGAACGGGCATATAGCTGGTGCTTGACATACATACTATCATGTGTTATCATGGGATAAGTATAAAGATATTACGAAAGGGGTAATATGACAGACTACTACAGAATCAGATTCACGAGATACACAGGAGGCATTACTCCTGAGAAAGCCTATCCTTCTAAACTAGGCGTAGACCTAGATGAGACCGTCAAAGAGTTTGTAGAACGGTACGAGGATAGTCAGGTCAGGGCATGGATATCCCACGAAAAGAGGTCCATATGAACTATCAAAATTTTGAGGACTATCTAATTGAAATGCACGCACAACAGTACAGGGGTTTTGATGATGAAATGTCAGACGACTACCAGATGTGGATATCTAATTTATCCGTTGACGAATGGATAAGCCTTGGAAATTTTTATGGATCAATTAAAAAAATGAGCAAGAAAAAGGATAACGTATGATCATGGAAAACGAAGATTATTTTCTTTTAACATTCATGGCTGGGATCATTATCGCCGCATTTTGTATGATTGGGTATGGAATGTGGAGTTTGGGTACTCCGTAAGGAGTGGCGTAACGAGTAGTACGTCGTATAAAAATTTTAGTAGGAGGTAAGTATATGGAAGAACGATTTGCTGGACGAGTAATAGTAGAAGAAGGCCAAGACAGTAAAGATGTTGTCGTTACTGTACTTAGAGAAGATGAAGAGGGGGAAGTGACATTTTCAACAGAAAAAGAAAACGGTGATATTTATCTCGTAATGAAAATTAAAGACTTAAAAGAATTTTTTAAGTAAGTGGTTTGGGCATCCGAAAGGATGAGGACGCTTACGAGTAGTACGTCGGGGGTTCTCTCCCGACACGATCCAGGGGTCAGAGCTGAGGCAAAGGCTACTGGGTTCTGTTGAGAGAGAATTGATAGTTTTCCCCTAGAGGGTATGTCCACCGTTCGACTCGGTAGACAGGGTGTGAATCCGCTCGTAAGAGTTGTCAGGGATTCTGGCACACACCTCCTTGGGAAAGCTATCAATAGCACATTTCAATCATTTAGATGGGTACAGCAACAACTATGGTTACCAGTGTAACGGGGTGCAACTCCCAATAGAGCAACTGTACCCTTCCATGTGATTGAACGAGTATAAAAAGAGTAGGAGGAAGTGTATGGCTATATATCATTCAAACGACAGATACGAGTTTGATCTAACAATCAAACACTATGGTGATAAAGATAGAAGAATAGATCCATATATGGGTGGATATCCAAGACAGGAAGAAAAACCAGAGGAAGAATTAAAAGAAAGTCTAACATTTAACTCTAGGACTGCTACGGAAGTAGTACGAAAGCTACTTGATTATTTAGAGAGGTAATTCTATGCAAGCAAAGTATTCCATCGGAGAGATCGTCAAAATCAAAGCAACAGGGGAGAAGGTGAAGATACAAAGTCTATATCCACCACCAGTTGATGGAATAGAGTACTTTTATTTCTGTGAACATAAATTACATGGATATCATGAATCCGAACTCAAGCCATTCTGTCCCAGCAGATCAGGAGTGAGAGGGAAGGATGGGAAGTTTGTGAAAAGACAATTACCACAGGAAGCTCCACTAACGTGTCCATTTTGTTTTCAGATAGCGGAAAAATGTAAATGTAGCCTTTTGAGAAAGGTTCTCTCTCACGCTCAGTCAGTGAAGAAATCAAACATAGCAGATCCATTAAGAGGAATGAAAATGGTTGGGTTAGACTCCCGTCTTGCAGAGCTGGAAAAGAGGATGAAATTAAGCAGTATAGATCCTTTGATTGAAGTAGATAAACCAAATACACAAACAGAAAAAACCATAAGTGTATTAGTAGGAAAAATAAACCAGTTGTGTGATCGTATCAACGCTATGAGTACATGAATATATGAAAGAACCAACAGCTACTACTCGTTTTGTTATCGCAGGAAACTGGAGTCAGTTTATGAATTGGCTACGACAAGATGAGTTCAATGGGAAAAATGCTGTTTATGTTGGAAGAACACGAGATATTGTTGGAAGAAATAGAGAATCAGTTGAAATTATAAAAGTTGGGACATGGTACGAAAACCACGAGGGGGTAGATTCACTTGAAAGATTACTTGGAGTACGCATATGAAAAAGACACCTGCTAAAAAGAAAAAACCTACAGTCTACACGAGTCCTATGTTGTATTTCTATGGTGACCCATACGAATCATTGGATTCATGGAAGCATGGAGTGATTTACAAAGGATTATTTCATATTGAGCTATTTGGTATAAAAATTGAGGTTTGGAAAAAACTATGAATAGTCCAACTGTCCGATCACTAAAAAAGCTACGAGATGAGGGGTATACCTGTCAGGTGGTAGAACACTTTAATTCATTTGTGAAGATACGGCAGGATCTATTCAATTTTATAGATATTGTAGCGATACGATCCGATGTGCCAGGTGTATTGGGGGTACAAACGACATCACGATCTAACACTAGTGCAAGAGTAAAGAAAATTACTGATAATCCGATATCAAAGACATGGCTATCTGCTGGAAATAAAATAGAAGTACACGGGTGGAGCAAGATGGGAGCAAGAGGCAAGGTGAAGCATTGGAACTGCTTTGTAGAAGAAATGAAAGGAACCATATGACAACAGAACAAGCGCAAGCGATAGAAAAAGGGATAGAGGAAGCTAAATTTTTATTTGTAACTGGTCATGGTGACTATAAAATGTTTTCAGCTCATGCAAAAGAAAGACAACTTGTAGTTTTTCTTCGTAACTTTGCTCACTCTCTCCTCTCCACAAAAGAACCTGAGACAAAGTGTCCAGCGTGTAATGGAAAAGGCGAAAAAAGTAGTTTTAGTGACGGAGATATTCGCAAATGTACAAGATGTAATGGTAAAGGAAGCTACTCCACAAAAGAACCTGAGACGGTGGGAGAGTGGTCGGTTGATTTTGATAGGAAGTTTCCTGAACTTGGAGTTATTGAGGGAGTTACTGACAGTGGTTCTATATGTGGTTACGATGCTACTGATGTGGTTAAATCCTTTATCCGCTCTCTCTTGACCTCAAAACTCTCTGAACAGAGGAGTGAGATGATGGGGAGACTACCAATACCGAAAGATTATATTCCAGCTTCCGATTTCATGAGGGGTTATGAATTAGCTCTCAAAGACGTACACGAAGCATTAGGACATAAAGTATGAACACTGATTTGATAATAAAACTAGCAGAAGGGAACCCAGGGGCATTGACAGTGATATCCGAGCTTCAATGGTATCGGAATTGGGAAGATATGCTCAAATGGATGCTGAAAACTGGACTGACTGGTCATAAGATATGGGAAAAGTATAAAGACGAGTATCACCAGTCATGGTCAATGTTTGGGGATTGGGTTCAGAAAGAAACATATAAAGACGTACACGAAGCATTGAAATAAATATGAAATACGGAAAACCAATGTCTACATATATCCAATGGAAGGGAACAGACCTTTGTATGGATTGGCTTTGTGAAGATGGACACAGAAATCACTTCGATGGGTTTTATGCCTATGAAATCGTATGTGAAGAATGTGGGAAAGCATATTATCCAGAGGATCATGTTGTTTTAAGTAAAACCAAACCAGATTTTATGAAATAATCCTCAGTAGGAATGATATATGAAAAAAGTAAGTAAAAAGACAGTAAAAAAGATGATGGCGTATTATCTAAAGAAGTATGCAAAAGCATGGAAAACACTTGCAGGTAAATGATCCTCAATGGGAATGATATATGAAAAACTTGGAAAAGAAATGGTTTATTGAAAAATATAGTCATCTTTTTCCATCGTGGGAATATGCATATAGACGACATTTCATTGAAGGTAAATCCTATGCATACATAGGAAAAACAGTTGGATTAAACTGGATTACTATAAGAATACACGCAATGAATTATAAAAGAAACTTTATTTCTCAGTAGGAATGATGGAGATGGGGAAACTGGCGCAGACGGTATATCTAGTCAGTTCCCGAACGCCTCCATCACTCGTGCTGAGAAGCACAAATTCGTTGGCTTGAGGGTTTCCCTCTTTGCTAATACTGGACTCAGCTTGACCCCTTGATTAGTTATCTGTAACCGCCAAGAAGGGAGTCCAGAGACATTCCCAGCCGTTCGGTCAAGCCCTCATGGCGGTCAAGAGGACTGGCTGGGATATGACCGATTAGTGTAACGGTAGCACGCTCACCAAATTACACGGCCGTGTTAGGGAGTGAGCAGAGGGAGTTCGATTCTCCCATCGGTCACTAAGGAGTAAAAATATGTCAGAACAAGAAGTACGATTACTTATAAAAAAGAATCATCTCACTTGGGATGAGTTTTGTGAGTTTATGAAAGGTCAAACAGTTGGGATGAATGAAGATGGAAGTACCAACTTCTATGACTGTGATGTAAAGAAATTTATAGAGAAAAGAGGTAAGATAAACGTATTTGAGTGGGACTAAAGAAAGTGAGGTTATATGTCAACAGAAGCACCATCATTCCAAGGACCGGAGGATCCGCCGGAAGTTAATCCGTACAACGAAGACGGGGAAATATGGGATGAGCTTATCCCAGCTCCGTCAGCTCCGACAGATAATGATCGTGGAGAAGTGGAGGATGATTCATGAGATTATGTCAATTCTGTAGAAAGCCACTTATTCCTAAAAATAGAAAGGGTGTGGATACCAGGAGATTCCACCCTGAGTGTTGGCTGAAAATCCAAAAGGGTCAGTCGTTTCATGTAGAAGGAGATCTAAAAATAGGAGGACCAGAACAGGGAGACCTGTCTGGAATCTAATATGGAAACAATCTACCACACAAAAAGAAACTTTGAACAGGAAATAATGCGGGATAGTCACGGACACTTTACTTTAAATCCCTATTCCAAGAAAAGAACGGCGGATCTTATTATCGGGGCATTAACCTGTTCTCTGGCGATATCTTTATTCCTTTTGATTATGGTCGGATTACGATAGACGGGGAATCTTTGTGGATCATTGCTTTCTCACCCCAGTCTCCCGTGGTGTAGAGTAAATCATCATTTGTCCCCTCAACCGTTAACGTCTCTAAATCATTGGGATGATTGGGGCTATATCGATACACGACAACCTCATAAGGAGTGACTTCTTTATCCTGTAAATGCCAACACCCATTGTGTACATGATTCGGCATCTCTACCCCATTACGGATATCTTTAGCAAATCCGCATTCAGGAGGACAGAATTTAGATGGGAGTTCCGACATATTATTTCCCCGCTGCGTATAACTCTATAGCTACACGAATACGCTGAAGGATGAATATTGTGACCGCTGCATACGCCCAATCCTTAGGGATCTGAGTCAATAGAACTGGAATGATGACGAGAAGGTATGGAGCCAGCACTTTCAGTGCATCTTTCAAAAACTTTTCCGTATCTGCTCTATTCCACTGTCCACTTTTTGATGGTTTCATAATTACCCTTTCATAAGCCAATCATAGAGAGTTTTTTTGAATCCTCGGAATGCTGGCACTTTTATACTATCTTTAAGGTCTTGTACTGCCTTCTGTAGGCTTGTATTATTAGAGGTTAGGGTTTGTACCTTTTTCTGCATATCAAGGTTTGTAGATACCGCTTGTTCAAGCTGGGACTGTGCCGATTCAAGTGCTGACTGCTGATCAGCTACCTTTTTCTCCATAACTTGAATCTGCATCGTTAGTTCACTGATTTTTTCTTCTTTCTTTCCAAAATCCCTTTCAAGTCCAACAAGCATGTCAATTCTCCTCATAACAACATCTTGTGCGTACTCACCAGATACGATAAGTGCATTTTTTATTTGTTGAAGCCAATCCCAATGACTATTCCGAGCATTAACACATAAATTTAGTTCAGTTTGTAAATCGTTTTGTACCTCACCAGTAAAATGAAGCCATCCTAAAACATTTTTATAATCATGAATTTGTCCATGACATCCGCTTCCCGTCGGCCAATTTTGATCAAAAGATGTAAACGAATTAGCGTTTCCCTCAAGATATATTGCTATATGACCATAGGATGTTCCACCCCATATCATAATATCTCCCTCTTGAGGCTCGTTTGTCGGAGTATTTTTTATCCAGGTAAACTTTGTTTTGTCTACTTTAGATGGGAAATCAATTGCATTTGTCCACTCAATAATGGGCTGTTTAAGTACTGAACGAAGATAAGAATTTGCTAAATCTACACACTGATCTCTCGCCGTAACTCCTGCTACCTCTACATAGTTTCCATCAAGGATCTCAATAAATTCCTGTAGACTCATATTGTTGTATTATACCCCATCAGGGCAATCGACGATATTTTTCCCAGCATTTTTTAGGTCTACTGATTGCCGGATGAAGTAGTACCCACCATAAATCATGGGTGTTATAGATAGAATTGAAGAAAGATTGGAATACCAAACCGCAGCGTTGATATCTACCATTGCAAGAATTGGAGTTATCGTAGCAAATACTGAATACACACAAATAGATCCAAGCATGAGAATGATGGAAAAAATTGGCTTCGATGGTTTGTATTTATAATAACTGTAGAGATAAAGAAGGGCAGCCGATCCATAGATGACTGCTGATGCTATATAGAGAAACGCCTTTATGATAAATGTAAAATGCAAAAGGCCAGTGATCATAATGGCAATCTTTCTAAAAACTTTGCTACTACTGGAGAATATTTTTCTCCTAGTGCTATTAAGCCAATGAGAATAATAAGTCCTACTGTTATTTTTAGGGTAATAGTGAACACCTTCATAAGATCATCCCATTTTTGTGTTTCTTTTACCCTATTAAGCTGCATTTCGTTGATAAGTTTATTGGTAGTTTTTGTATGGAGAATATTTGCATCATTTAACGCACTGATCATTGTCTGAGTGTCTATTGTAATCTTGTTGCTAGTCTCAAGGGCTTTGGTCGTCTCTAGCTGTCGAGTAGACAGCATTTCTACTGCTTCAGCTATTCTGACTACTACGTTTTCATCTGGAATAGGAACGGATGCGTGTTTCATAAATTAGTATGATCTATTAAGCGCTACGGTTCCGGCCGTTCCATTAAATGAGGTGCTACCAGTTGCCATGTTATACATAAGATTTCCATAATATGCATTAAATCCGCTTCCGGTTCCTTCAAATATTGCGTAGGTAGTAGTCTTTGCAGTTCCCTGGTTATCCATTATGATATTTCCCTCTATGTTATTGTACGAAGCATTAACAGTTCCAAACGCTGCAAGACTGATTCCATATCCAGCTCCAGCACTATTTACTTTTGCATTTATAACTGTGTTTCCTTTTATGGAGCAAAACTGAGCGCCAGCTAATCCTATCGCTCCTGCACCAGAATTTACCACCATGTTATTTAATATATTCGTATATGAAGATTGTATGTCTATAGATGTATCAAGGCAGTTGCTAATATGATTATTCGATATAATATTTTTTTGTCCCGTTATATCCGCATAAACTGCATCTCCCGAAAGACTTCCAGATGCATTGATCATTGTGTTTCCATCTACTATACAGGCTGATCCAGATCCTAAATCAATCAGTCTATTCGTGATTGCCGGAGTTCCTTCATATCTCATGTGATTGTTAGAAACAATGAGTTTATTTGCTCCAGATGCTACGGTCACACAACCAGCGACATCTTTGAATGTATTTGAGTTAACCAGAATATTTGTACCCGAAGAAATGTACATGGCATCAAAACCACTATTAAACGTACAATTCACTACTTTCATCTGATCAATTTTATCGACAATAATTGCTACTCCACCTGCCCCCGTAGGTGTTCCATATGGATCTCCGAAACCAGTGAAATATATCCTATCTAATGTGATATTTTGTGAGCTTATTAAATAAAGAGGATATGAATAAACAGTCGAAGTTCCATTACTATTTGCATCAAACGATATATCTTGGATAGTTATATTGCTCTTTGTTCCTGATTTGAAACAATAAAAATTTCCGGCCGTTCCAGCCTTTATTATGCTTGCTTTTCCAGCCCCACAAATATCTAAATTATCATAAATATCTACCGTTGTTCCAAATGAGTATGTTCCTGATTTTACATATAAGGCACCACCGCCAAGGGAATTTATATCATCGAATGCTGTCTGAAACTGGACGTTATCATCAGTTCCGTCACACGTATAATCAGCGTCTGTTCCGGTAGTGCCTATTGTTTTACATATTTGCTTAATACCTATCGGGCTGTTTATCGTTGGTGAGTTTAGTGTTAGATTGCTTACTGATGTCCCCCATACTGCCGTACCATTTCCAGATCCGACAAGTATCTTGTTTAATACTGGCGTTCCTACTCCGACTCCTAGTTTCTGTTCTAATGCCAAAATTGCATCATTAGCGTTTGTGTGCTGAACGTTATGAAGCGCAGTAGGATCTGCCAAAAGGGTAGTCCCTGCTGGGTTTGTGAATGTGTCTAAAGATGCTGGGAAATTTGACATATGGGTTTATAATGTATGTATGTTATTTATCATTAGTTTCTTTCTCGTCGTATTTTATATCGTAGCCATAATCAACGGTGGTTATGACGATACCGATATATAATTATGGCAACATTCCTTTTGCTAAACCAAGTTTAGCCATCAGCGTCGCCGCTTGTTGTGTCACTTTTGGTGCTTTATATAAAAAAGAAAATAGTGCATCCGCAGCTTTAGCCTTTGGAGCAGCTATTTTTAGGTAATTATTTAATTCTTCCGCAACCTTTCTTTCCATCCATGCTTCTCCGCCCCTAATTGGTGCTCCAGATCTTGCAGAAATTCCAACTGACTGCGCTCCTGATTTAGAAAAAAATGTGTCAGCAATAGACCTTCCATTTGAAAAGTCATTTTTATATCCTTCTGCAATTTTTATAGCATCATCTCTAAATGCTTGTGGTGCTTTTTTTGCTATCTCTACAAATTTATTTCCTAATTCAGCACCTTTTTCCAATGGCATAGGAGAAGCGGCAGCCATTTCTTTATCTTTTATAAATGATGCAACCTTCCACGGACTTATGCTTTTTGCCCCAATAGCCCCTTTGACCAGCTCTTTTCCAGCTCCAAGTGCTTTTCCCGCTGCACCTAGCGCTGTAGTTGTAGCTACGTCAGTTAGTCCTGCTTTTAGACCTGTTCCTGCTATTTCATTTCTGACATCTGGATTCTGTTCTAAACTAGGGAGAAGTATTTTTAATGCTTCCATTGGTCCACCAACTTTAGCAGATTGTTTGATTCGCTCTCCATATGATCCACCAAATCCACTACTAAGACCCATTACAGGAACTGCTGCACGTGCTATAGAAGCACCGAGTATTGGTGCTAGAGGTGAGTTACCAAGAAATTCCTGCGCTTTTCCCGCTGCTTGAGTTACTGGATCTATCTTCTGTACTTCTGGAACGGGAAGAATTTTGGATGCAGCTTGTGCGCTTGTCATTTGTGGCTGATTTCTTACCCCCGATTCCTGAAATAACTGCTCTGCTTCTTGTTCAGAGGGTGGAGCATCGCCAGATATGACCAGTGTTTTACCTGATTGACTGTCGGTAATTTTATACTTTGCCATATTATTCTATTGCCTCAATAGTAAATCTACTTTTTGGTTGTTCTGATGGTAATACGCCTGATTTCTGTAAAATTGATGGTGCAGAGGTCTTTGGTTTTTTTACAACTAACTTTCCATTTTCAACCTTTGCATACTTATCATATGCCTCATTTGCTGTAAGACCCTCACGTTTTGCTATCTCAAAAAGATCCATATTTGACTGAATATCATTTTTTAGCCGATTTAGATCTTCTCTATTTTGTGTTTCCGACTTATTTCCACTTGGTAAGAATGCCTGTAATCGTTGAACCTCAGCATCCGAAACAACTTTTCCGGAGATCATCTGTTGGTATAAGGACATTATTTGACCAGCGCTTGCCCTTTTATTTCTCGTTTCTGGGCTTGCCATGCTTTGTAGAACTCCACCTAATACTGGAATATCAAATAAACGTCCAGCTATTGGACCTGTACCACCTGGGACATCTTTTTCAAATTGTGGAAGGGATCGGTCAATTTTACTTTTTAGATCAGTTGAAGCTGTGAGACCAGTATTTTCTGCCTCTGTAGCAAGATCTTTTAATGGTAATGCCTGACGGTATCCGCTCACTCCACCCATTTTAGCTATTTCTTCAGCTATAGCCGAACGCTCGTCTTTTGTTTTTCCTTTATTTACAAATTCAGAACCTCCCTGTTTCATTGCAAGTGAAATAGCATCTACTCCTTGAGGAGTATTTTTATTTTGAATTCCAGATTTTAATTTTGTTTGTTCTTCTATAATTTTATTGTAATCAGAAATCAAAGCAGGATTATATAAGGGTAATTCTTCTGGCTTTACATCACGAACATCAGAACCGCTTTTTTTAGCAATTCGTACTGATCCATCTGGATTTATTCTAATAATAGGCATATTAGTATGTGTCTCCCGACCCTCCTCCCGACGCAAAGTTTTTAGGATTTTCAATTTTTTGACCAGTTACTGTGTCGTAAAGTATTGAACCATCTTCGATAGCGATAAATCTATTTTTACCAGTTCCACCAGATTCTGCGTTAAGTCGTGCAAGAGCATTTTCCACATCTCGTTGTTTCTGCGTGGCCTCAAGGCTTTGTTGGAACTCATTTGCACGTTGCACAGCAGTCTGTATTCCAGATGCTGTACTTACTGAAGATTCTGGATTTCCTGCCTGTAGCTTAGCAATAGCTGCATCAATAGCCGCCATATCAGCATTTTGCTGATTAGTCGTATCTTTTTGCATGCTGGTATATTGCTGGGTAATAGGATTGACAGCATTGGTTATTTCTTGCTGTGCTAATCCTGAAGATCCTGTAATTCCACGCTTTCCAAGCTCTGTATTAGTTGTGAGTGTTTGACGATTCTCAGCTACCTGTTGATTTCCCTTGATAGAAGCAAGTAAATCACTATACCGCTGTGCCAGAGGTGCTTTTGTGGCCTGTGTAGCGGCAATTACAGGCTGGTTCTGCTCTTTGTAGAACTGATTCACCTGTTTAGCCTGATCAAGAAGTCCGGTAGCATTGAGTCCACTTGTAGATCCCACACCTCCACCAGATGAAGATGATCCACCACCATAGGTCTTTGCGAAGTAGTTATCGTCCCAGTTTCCCGTCTGTGGATTTATTGCCAATGCTTTTCCTGTTGTCGGATTGATATCTGAGGGTGCTGCCATAGGATGTATCGATGTCTTCTGGTACATCCTGCTAGTCTCGTATATCTAGTTGTTTTTATTATACCACTTTCTTACCACGACGAAATGGATTACTATTTTCATTCATAAATATATCTTTAATTGGGTAAAAAACATTAGGATTTTCTTCATCCTGTATAAAATTTTCATCTTTTTTCATAGAGCTGATATTTTTTGTATTTACCACTTTTTTTATCAGTCGTGCCGAGTGCTTTCTATTATTAAATTCACTCATTTTTTTTATTAAATTCCGTAGTTCCATATTATGCTCCGAGAACTATATAACCTAAGTGATATGTTGTTAGGTACATTGTGGTTCCTGCAATTCCACCATTGCTATATTGTAATTTGAAATTATGATCTCCGGCATCTAGTGTTAATATAGCACTTTGTGAAGCAGCTTGATCATAGGTATAGTATAAAACATCATTTATTTCAGGAGGTACATAGTCTACTTCAGTAAATGGTATTCCGACGATACTCATGTTAAGTATTCCATCTGAGTAGAAAGAATCATAAAATTGTATTGGACTTTCAAATACAAAATCATTTTGTCCCCAAACAGAGAAAAAAATAAATACATTTGTAGCTCTGTCCAGGTGTAGCGTGGATAAATCAGAATTAGGTACATCTACATAAGTTTCGCTAGTTGTTGATACCCCTGATTCATCAAAATAATAATCATTTGGAAATGTAGTAATACTATTTAGACCGATGCTATCTACTACATTTAATCCAGATATATTATTTATAACCATTGAATTGCTATCTATTTTGACAATGGTTCCACCTGTTGAATTTTTAATAAAAAGAACACCATTTCCGTCATTAGGACCACCCAATGTTAAAGTTCCACCCTGCCCCTGATTGAAGCTAAAATTCTTTATTTTTGCTGCCGGTATTACTCCACGCTCATTTTGAGCATCAAAACCAAATCCCGTCGTTATATCTTGATGATCGATAACAGGACTTTGGTTTCTTGGTATGCTGTAGTTTGGATCAATAGATCCTTCTGTGTTTACCATGTTGGATTGGGTATAAAACTCACTTCCTGCCCATAAAAAGTAGTTTGTGAGTTCTTAGATGATTCGTAAATTCTTACAAATAAAAATCTTCCTGTATTGTTTTTTGGATCGTCAAAGTGATACTCAATAAATCCACTAGAAGCATCACCTAGTTCTGACCAGATAAGGCTCTGATAGTCAAAGACGTTTGATACTGCTATCTGTACTCTAGCCTCGCATCCTGGATTGAAAAACCCTCTCCACCATCGCCAATTTTTGTTCACATGTGGCATCTTTCCATTGATAAAGAACACCATTTCCATGGGTATTGCTTGATTATTATCTGTAGTGACGTTTGCTAGTTGGTAACACTGTCCATTCGCATCGCCGAAGATAAGCTGTTGTTTCCCATTGACGTCTTTATATGAACAGTATGCCGTAGGATTATTGTAAAAGCTCCAGTTCAGATACTCGCTTTTGTAGTAGTCGTATTTTAGGATGCTGTTTGGAATGACTCTTTGGGTGAAATCATCCGTAACCGTTCCCATTGAAACAAAATGATCATGGACGTGGGAGACTCCAGGAGCGGTTGGAAGTAGCGTTCCTGCTATTCCTGTATCGTTTTGGTTATAAAATTGCCTTTGAACGACATTAGATAGTATCTGTGGCATTGCCCCACCAAATCCATAATGACCATATTGATTGATAAAGAATCTATATCCTTCTATGTTGCCGAATGAATATGGAGAAGAAGGACCATATTCAGTACACATATCTATAAGGGAATATCCATCCCACTTCTGCATGGCGCCACCACTTTTACACGCTACTAATTTATCCGCAACCTTAACTAGTCCATTACCTTTCCCTGCCCCTGGTATTTCCAGAGAGTTAGAATCTGAGGTTCCAGATGTGTTCCAGTTTCGTGCATCGTTTGTGGTTGAGTAAAATAGCGATGATGCGGTCCCAAAGGCATATATTCTATTTTGGTATTGTTCCCAGTGTTCTGCTTTTGGCGCTAAGGTACCATCAACAAAGTTAATTCCATCGGTTGTATATCTGCTATTTGTCACCCCATCTCCACCGATTAGTACATTATCAAGTACAGCGTGACCAAAATGACCCCCAGATGTCACCGTTCCATTTCCCGCTACAGTCCATGCACCAGTTCCCTGGAGGGAATAATAGATTTTATTACCCGATACACGGTATAGATTGAATTTAGTACTATCGTTTCCTATGTTTCTGAACTCAAATAACGATTGGACCTGTGAAGCATCGGGAGTACCAAGAAACGTGTTGTATCCTGGTCGTTTTGTTTTAGCCCCATAAGGGAACGTATCAACGTTAACAGCGTGAATCAGTACCCCATCACCCAACAAAGGTGAAACATATGTGTTTAAGCCCCCCGTTTGGAAGTATGATTGCTCTACGTTTTGTGCTGCCATATTACATCACCCAGTCGGGGCCTATTAGTAAGTCGTCATTGAGTCCTGATAGACCCTCTACGAAATCGATGGTTTTCACACCTGATTGATCACGGGGGGTTATTTCATTGACAAATTCGCCCTTTGATTGAAGAAACTTATTGTAGTATTTATCTGCCTGTTCCCCCTTGTTATCAAGGTCATATGCCCGATAGAGAACATAGTTTACACAGGAAGATGTATATGACCGTAAATGGAGTGGTAGCTCGTCGGTTTCATTAACGAGAATATCCGCACGTTTTGCGAATGCTATTTTTGCCGTTCCCGGTACGTTTGTTGGAAGTACACCAAATATGGTGTCACCTAACCAGTAATGCCGTGGGTAGAGAGTACTGAAATAATCCCGTGTTGACCACCGATTATAGGGAATTTCTGAGCTGGGGATGTATTTGATCCCATCAAAGGTAAACTCTACCTTTATCGCTTGTTTGAAGTTTTGATCTGTAATTGTTCCAAGTGAGGCCGTACCAAACGCTACACTTGTAGTCCCGACGGAATACGCCTGATTTACCTTGATGGCTGAGTTGGTCATCTGTTCAACCCACTCATTGATCCAGTCATTCACCACTGAATCGTCTTTTAAGTACTGTGCGCTATATAATGCACCTTTTGACCGATCACGCATCTTTTGGAGGGAATAATAGGAAGGACCGGAGGGGGTGAACCAATCTGATTCACTGGATAAATCCCCACTAACCGAATTTACATACTGTGTTTTGTATGAATAGGTGGAAATACCGGTAGTATCATCGTACTCGGTATATATTGAATCTGGCATTATACTGACGGTAGAAAGGGCCACTGCGGTTCCTGTAGTGCCCGTTGTTGACCGTTTGAAGATTATTTGGTCGTAGTGTATCTGATAGACCGGTGTATCAATATTATGTGCGTAGGTTAGTGATCCGCTGTATAAAGGCAATGCGGTTCCTGATGGGGCGGATATGATAGTGATTTCTGACTGTTCTTCTCCCGTTCGTCCTACCTGTACTGCGTAGTTATTTGTAAATCCACTTATGTTTCTTACTGGAATAGCCGTACCAGATATAGCAAGGTTGCTTGAAATGTAGGAATTAAGTGTTTGTGGAAGATCTGACAGCTGATTTTGGACTGATAAAATCATACGACATTATGCTGCCTTCTGATACAGTCCGCCACTTCTTTTATGTGGATAGTTTTATTATACACCTTTTAGGAACCTATACCCATCATCATCCTACCTCCTAAAATTTTTCTAGTGGTTGCATCGACTGATGTTTTTATAGCGAATGACAATCCTATCATTGGTTGTGAATCTCCTGATGTTATTGTCTGCGCTCCCGTAGCTCCGGCAGAAGCAATAACCTTATAGCTTACTCCTTGAGGTTGATCCGTTGAGTTTTTAATTGTAGTATATCCGCCTGGATTAGAAGAAATAGTAGAAAGTGCATTGTCTATATACCCACATACAACATGAATTGAGTTTACAAATCCAGTAGTTATAGATGGAGCATTAATCGTAGCTGCGCTGGAATCATCCCTATTTGCTGCATTTCCAGTTGAAGGAGCCACATCATAAAATGTTGCATTTGGATTCTGCCAACAAGCAGCAACGATTGACCATCGTCCACTTGCTCCACTGGTAAAATTATATGTGCTTGGATCTCCTGCTTGAATTACACGAGAAAACAAAGATACAGTTTGACCAGATGTTGTGTTTGGTGAGAAATCAGTCAAATCTTCGGTAAAAGGGGTTGCACCGTTATTATCCACGATGGTTGTATTTCCATTACAATGTACTGAAATCGTCACTACGTCACCTGTTGTAGTTCCAGTTGGAGCGCTTACGGATATAGCCGTTCCTGTGGTTGAATTGTTTTCCGTTGATTCTCTGAGTACAGTCGCCATATATCACCTCTTGTTTGCATATATTCCACCAACGAGACAAATGAGTGGAAGGAAAAAGAAAAATAGAGTTAATTTCATGCTGATATAAAATAGCTAACGTTTACATCAATAGTCGCTGCCGCTGATACATATACGACTAGATCCTGATTTGTCATTCCACAATTAACCGGAAGTGGGTAGGACTTTTGCTGACCTACTCCCGCTGTGGTTCCAAACGTCCCTCGTAGTAATACGGACGATCCAGTTAGCGCAGTTCCAAATCCGACTACACAGATGGCGTTTGTACTTGGATTATTAATAGACACATCATTTACCCACACTGAAGTTCCAGCTCCTACTGCGGCAGATCCTACTAATGTTCCATATGACGCTGTTCCAGTGAATGTTGTGCAGTATGACAACACATTTCTACCCGTTCTACCATCTAATTTTACCGTTCCACCAAGTATATTTTGAATAGTACCAGCATTTAGTAATTGAGTGATTGTGCCTCCTAAAATGTTAGGAACCGTACCTCCAGTGTGTACTTTTGCGATATTTACTACTGATCCAACGTTTGTTAATGATCCTGATGTTAATGTTCCAAGAGTCATTCTAACTGATCCAGAGGTTAAATTTGTAACCACACCCATTCCAACAACTGACCCTACAGACGTTATTGTTCCCGCATTGATCATGCTTATCGTTCCAGCTTTCAATAGATCAATGGTTCCTGCGTTGATTGTTCCAACGGTTGTTCCTGAAGCTAAACTCGTTACTGTTCCAGATGTGATGACAATGGACCCACCATATAGGGCGCCTATATTTGTAATTGATCCTACGTTTGTAACCGTACCTATACCTATAGCAGTTCCCAGTGATGTAATAGTTCCACTGTCTATATGTACTGTTCCATCCTTTATTAAATCCAACGTTCCGCCTGTTGCATTGCCTACTGATATAGCTGGCATGGTACCAATTGAACTTATTGACCCTATATTTGTAATAGTTCCAATTCCTGGAACTGTACCAAGCGAAGTGAGTGTTCCTGCATTAATCATACTCACGGTTCCAGCCGTTAGCATGGAAACGACTCCGACACCTGTAGTTGTTCCAGAATTAGTGATTGTTCCACTACTTGTTACAACCGTTCCGCCATAGAGAAGTCCGATAGAAGTGACTGATCCCACATTCGTTAGAGTTCCAACTCCTGGAATTGATCCTACTGAAACCGTACCAACCCCAAGTGTTCCAATATTTCCAATGCTTCCAATATTTGTCACACTTCCTAGATTTGTAACCGTTCCTAGTCCCGGCAATGTACCAAGTACACACGTTGCTGAGTTTATAGTCCCAGATACAAGATTTTGGAGTGTTCCAGTAGTTACTGTAGCTGATGTTATTGCATGCGCTGCAATGGTCCCTGCGGTTACTATGATTGATCCTGTGGCTATTGTTCCGCTTGTAACGACTATTGATCCACCTGTGATAACTTCTGTTCCCGCTGTAACCTGAATAGACCCCTGTGGAATATTTGGAAGTGTTGTAATAGTTCCTATATTTGTTATTGTTCCAATTCCAGTGATTGAACCAACAGATACAGTGCCAACCTCAAGCGTTCCAATGTTTCCTACACGAGTTATTAAATCGAGAGTTCCACCAGTTGATTCTCCGATAGAAATAGCTGGCATTGTGCCTATTGTTGAGATACTACCTATATTGGTTACTGAACCGAAATTAAGTGTTCCAGCTTTTAGATTAAAATCTATCCATTCTACAGAATCTTTTATATTTCCAATATCGTCTGAGACAATTTCAACTGTTCCTTGTCTGACATCAATAACCTGGGTATTTATTGTTCCCCCGTCATCTTCAAATCGGACATAGCCCTGAGTACCAAAATTTATTCCCAAAGGATTTACAGACATAATTTACTCCTTCTAGTGATCCACATTTTTGTATGGATATCGTCATATTTATTATGACAACTACCACATAAAGAAATCCAATCAGATAACTCTCTTTTATATTCCCCAGATTTGTTTGCCCATCCCACCTGCTTACCAGTTCCTATTTTTCCGCAAAATTCACAAGTAGTAGCCTTTCCTTTAAGTTTAGCTACCCATCTATGTAATCCTCTGTATCCAACATTTTCACCTTTCCACTGATAAGCATTTTTCCCTGATATTCTAGGTTCATTTTTCTTAAATTCCGCAGGAGAATCCCAATATCTTTTTATTCCCTTATTCCAAGCTGGTATTCCTTTCGGTCTTGCCATAATATTCTCCTCATGGATACGTCATGCCGAGCATACCTATCATATATCCTGAATTTCCTCCAGGTGGTGGTGTAGGTGGTATTACTGTAGAGTTAAAGTTCATTCCTATGATGTTTCTTGGCTTTTGTATTTGAGCCATTGATATCATCGGATAAACGTCTTGCTCGTATATTCCACCATACATCACTGCTATCTGATTGTATGTTAACCCTGCTTCGTTATAAGTATATCCCTGATCTTCTATTTGCTTATTTGTTTTATTTACCTGTAATGACGGTCTATGGTTCCAAGCATGCGCTGACGGTGTGGTTGTACGAGCTAGTGCAATACTTGGAACTATATCCTGTCCATATATTCCACCATACATCACACCTATTTCGTTATATGTTAATCCTGCTTGATTATAGGTATATCCTTGATTTGCTAATGACTTGGTTGTTTTCCTTGCAGAAACAACTGGTTTTATAGCGTCCTTCATAGATTATTTATTGTATAAAATCAAAGCACCCTGATTAGCTGAATTGACGACTGTAAGAGCTGTTTTGGTCCGTAAATTCATCATAAATGGAGTCGGGGGATCACTGAATGTCTGTGTTCCAAGGGTAATTGTCCCGATCACTGCGGTAGAAGTTCCAACACTGTCATATAGGGTAATTGCACCGCTTGCTGAACGATTAGTAAACACAATACCACCCAAAATACACGGTTCTGACATAATTGTGGTTGTTCCTGCAGCCGATCCTACTGCGCTATAATCATACACACCTGGATCTTTTACGGATTTTCCTGCTACTGTTAGATCTGGCATAGGTATCAAAGAAGCCTTCTGGTAGCATCTATGACAGTCTTTTTATCTGTATATACGATTATACACCCTTATTTTCTTTTGGGACAAGTTCGTTCTGTAGATCTTCGAAATATGGAACCCACTTCTCCTTAAATATCTTATCAGTGTCGAAATTTTCAACCATAAACTTACGAGCTTCTTTTCCCATTTCAATCGTATTTCTTTTGTGAATTGCAACAAGATTATCGAATATAGATTGTACTGATGGAATGCCCCAATACGATCCTGACGCTACAAACCTCTTATATCCCACGTCACAAAGATATCCAGTCTTTTCATGTAAACACAATTCTTCCATGGATGTAAATCTGTTTGTTATAACAGGTACTCCGCATGCTTGCGCTTCAATAAGTGGAACACAAAATCCTTCGGAAGCCGACGGAGCCATAAGTACGTCAAATGAGTTATATACCAGTGCCATTTCCTTTTTGCCCATGTTGTAGTTCATCTGGTATGCATCTGGAAATATAACACGATCTTGAATTCCTATAAATCGTGCATATTCATCGATTGGAAACCCACCCGGAAACTGTGGATTAGTATGAATGTACAACACTGCTTTTGGTTCTACTGCCAAGAACATCTTGAATGCGTCCATGACCTCCTGGAATGACTTACGAGGTGGGTTATCCTTATTAGCGGCAACCATACCCACCAGGAAGCAATCAGCCGGAAGTCCTGCGGCTTTCTTCCGTTCTATCTTGTCCATTGGTTTGTATATCTTTGTGTCTACCGTATGTGGAATATATGTGGAGAATATACCTTTATCCAGTAGCTGTTTCTGACCAAATTTAGCGTATGTGACTACCTTGTATGCAAATCGTAGTTTATCCAGTACATTTCCTGGAACCGGATCTTGATCGATAGGAAGAATAGGAATCCAGTGGTTTGTTTTCGCTAGATCGTCAGGATGAAGCACCCATATGTCTTGAAGGGTAAACACCACGTCTGCTTGAAAGTCTTTTCCATGTAACACCATACCATCCGACCCGTATACGTGATTGATCGTTGGATAATGTACTACCCCATCAATTGCCAACTTTCCACCTTGAAGACCAAAGAAGTCACCCTGTGCGACTGGATATCCTTCTTTAGTAATGCGTGGTAAAAGTTCGGCCATCTGCATTGAATAGCCAGAGGTAGCCCAAGGAGCATTGGAGTTTATATAAATTCTCAAGCGTTTTTCATTCATATAAGAATCTTTCCTAAATCATATTTTTTATGGCATGGTACACATAATCTTACCCAATCATATTTGGATCTTACATAACATCTACTTAAATTTGCCCAATGATACATTTTTCTATTTTTATCTCCACAGTAATCACATTTTCTAGGAACTCCAAGAGTTTTTCTAACCCAATCATGTAATGCATGATAACCAACATCTTCACCTTTCCAATTAGGATGATTCTCACCTCTCGGAATGGCAAGCAATCTTTTATTTTCAAATTCTGGATCACTTTTTCTTAATTTAGTTATCCAAGTTCTTCCAGTATTTCTTAATTTAGATCCAGTAATTTGCCACCAAGCCTTATTTCCCTTAATAAATCTTCCATTTTCATCTCTCATATTTATTCACTGGTCAATGTATTTATATATTTCATTACATCATTATTAAAAAATTTACCCCAACTCTCTTTTTGACTTCCTCCACCCATATGGACAATCTTTAAAGATACTTCTCTCGGTGGAAAAGGAGTTGTACCAAGTCCTTGTGGTACTATAACTTCATTATTTTTTAATTCAGCCCGTGAGAGTTCTAACTTTGATATCATTCCCCACCAACTATTGTTTCCACCTATCGGATCCATATGATCCAAGCATCTGATATTCCAGTTACCGTAGTAAATCATTGCATTCAGCATGTCCTGTTCTTTATATTGTGACCGATTGTACTGCTCTGTAAAGCAGAGAATCTTCCAATCATGGACAAACTTCTCATTTCTCATACACACCAGTCCGCAGTTCATGTACTCAATCGGCAGTACGTTTTGGAATTGAACAATAGGGAAGCGTTGTGCGTCGTAGCGGTTCCAGTTAATCACTGTAGCAACGTCGTAGTCCGGTGTCTTCCAAATGTAGGATAAATCACCCAGTACTAGGCTATCTGCATCAATTTTGACAACTAATTCGTACTCTTTTAGGAACTTCTCAGCAAGGATAGGCGTGGCACGATAGAAAAACTGTGGATCATCAGTGGTGTATGCTTTCAATTCTTCGCCTTGAACAATAATGAAGTCTATTTCCTTGTGAAATTTCTTGAAACTATTTTCAAGTGCTTTTGCGTACTTGAGGTTTGCTGAATCCGCAATAGTGAAAAAAACAACGGGTTTTCTGTTCATCGATATCTCCCTTGTAAATTAAAATATTGAGTTGCAGTCATTTCCATGTTTTTTTTATCAAAATAGGCATGGCATTTTTTACATAGTCTCATCCAATCTGATTCTATTCTTTGATATTTTCCACTAATATTAGCCCATCCTATTTTTTTGTTATTTGTAAATACTTTTCCACAAAATATGCACTTATTTGGTTTCCCTAGTACCTTGTTTACCCATTTGTGTAATGCACTATATCCTACTTTTTCACCTTTCCAGTACGGATGTTCATTAAATTTCAATGAATAGTCCTCGTGACCACATTTGAATGATCCACTGTTAGTGGCTCCTTTTATACCTTTATTCCATGCATGTCTGATTTTATTTACTGCAAGCATAAACATCAGCCTGACAAGGCAATTTTCGGATTGTCTTAAATCCAAGATTTATTAGCCCAAAATTAAGGATATTAGGATTTGTATTGTTCCACGAATGAGACTCATAGACCATCGTATCTATGATCGGTGCTACGTTTTTGAACGATTCAGAGGTGAATAACTTATCTTCTGACCCTTCTATGTCGCACTTGATGAAGTTAATGTGATCGATCTTCTCTTGTTTTATCAGTGTTTCAAGACTCATTGTCTCTACTTCTTCGGTCACCTTGTTGTCATTCACCAGTGGAATCATACTGTTCATCGTTGAATTTGATGAGTGGTAAAACGTCACTTTTCCGTCAGTTGGTGCGATAGCCTTCTGAAATGCCTTGACGTTAGTGATACCGTTATCTTTTATGTTCTTTACGGCTATGTCGTATGTTTCTTTGGTTGGCTCAAATGCGTATACCTGTTTTGCGTATTTAGAAGCAAATAGCGACCATAAACCGATGTTCAGTCCAAGATCCAAAAAAATACCATCCCTACCGGAAAGATAGGGGTGGTAGATTTTTTGCAAGTATATTTCAAGAAGTATCTCGGGGATGTGGGAGTTGTCCCAATCTGAATAGTTTAGAACGCCTGTTTTATTCATGTTTGGCCGTTAACCATCCA